CTATCGTGCCAAGATCATTGAGATCAAGCAGCAGGCAAAGCCAAACTTTGAGGGGAAGATCATTGATGTCTTCACCATTAAGTTTGACATCCTTTCATTCGCTGACGGTGCTCCGATTGAGGACATTGACGGCAATAAGGTTGAGTCACGCTGGATCTGGAAGGATGTTGATCCAACCCGCATGGGGTTCAAGCAGGATGGCACGGCAAGCATTGCTCGCCAGTTCTTCCTCGCAGCAAATGGCATTGCGGATCTCAACTCCAAGATTCCTTCAGGAGATACGGAGGAGTTGGTCGGTCGTGAGGTTCGCCTCTCGCTGATTGTCTACCTCGGAAAGAACGACGGCAAGCAGAAGAACCGTGTCGTTGCGATTAAGCCACTTGGCGGTCGCCGAAGCGGAGCGTCTGCGGAGATTAGCCAGTCTCCAACAAACACCTCACCGACGATTGACCCAGCGTATGCTGCGGCTGTCGCCTCTCTGGTGAACGGTGACTGATTGGTCTGAACTCAGTCTAGACGACGAGCAAGTAATCATTGCTGTCGTTGCTGAGGAAGATGAAGGGCGGCGCTCGTCCAAGGAATCCCCAGTGGAGGAATTGGACGAGCAGCCAGTCGTCAAAGTTAAGCAGTGTGATTGCGTAGCCTGTGACTGGAATCTAGAAGTAGATTGCGCATGGGAATGCACGAACAACTGCAGTAACGAGGATTGCGATGGAGATTGTTAAGCATGAGCGAAAACTTAAAGTTCGGCAACTCGGCGACGGTCCCGCTTGTTCGGTCTGCGGAGACAACACCTACGTCCTTGCCAAAAGTCGTGGTGACGGATCATGGGCATGGTGTCCCCGCGTCACTTGCGGAAGTCCGACGACTGTTGGGCGATTTGAAGATCTTGATGCCGCTTACCGACGAACAGAAGAAGCGCTTGGCTTATCTCTCGGATATGGCATCTCGTATTCGGACGAGGGTGACGAGCGGGAAGGCGACGATAGCGGATCTTCATAAAGCCGCGAGAGAAGCGGAAGGAGAACAGATGTTCGTGAAAGACTTCGTGAACGTTGTCTTCAACGGATACATCAAGGTCAGGGATTCAAAGCGCAGTTACATTAACGGAAAGACATACGATGGTCATATCACCAAGCAGTATTGTCTCGGGTTCGCAAAGGACTGGGATCCTCTTGGCAAGGTAGACCCGATTGATTTCGTGTGGGCGCTGTCCGTTGAGGCAGAAGGTCACAAGAACTATGTCGCGCAAGAAGAAGCAATGGATCAGATTTTCAGGTACGCTAGGGGCATCCGACCAACTCCGACAACCGAAGTGGATGGATACCCAGAGACGCACACATTCCGTTGGTAGAGAAAGAGAGGCACTAGATGTCCGTAGACTTTTCATTTAAGAGCGGGAAGATCGTTTCCGTTCGGGCGGAGATCCTGAAGGAGCGAATGACTGCAACTACTGAAGATGGTGCTTCTGTGGATTACTATGTCGTTCGAATCGCAGGGTCAAAAGATCCAGTCGTTGTAAACACAGATCAGGTCAAGGGATACGAAACTCCGCAGTATCGGGTGCGATCCCTTGACGTTGCTCAAACAGCTACGACGATTGGAAACAATATCCGAAAGTACCGAAAGACAGCAAATGTATCGCAGAAGCAGGTTGCAGATTCTCTTGGAATCACTCAGGCAGCGTTGAGTTTGTGGGAGCATGGGCGAACTACGCCACGCTCTAACATGATCCCAGCCCTGCTTGAGATTCTGAACATCTCCATTGAAGACCTCTATGGAGAGGACGAGCAGGCTCCGCGATACAAGCGCAGGGAGATCTAGCATGACTGAGCAGACTGAGCGAGAGAAAGATCTGCACGAGCAGTATGCTGGTACAGTTATCATGGAGGACTTCCGTGAGGCGCTGATCGGCTTCGGTAGCCACTTTACGGCAACCCACGGTCACCAGAATGTGGCAATCTACGACCGTGACAAGATCATAGATATGCTTGAGCAGGAGTTCCGCGAGAGTACAAAAGACTCGTTCCCCTTTGATGGGGTGGATCGGGACTTCCGATTGGAGGCAGAGGAATACTTTGACTTCAATGTTGCTGGGGCATATGCAGCAAAGGATGGTGCATGTATGCCAGTATTCGTAGAGAAGATTGATACTCCGTCATGGCAAGGGTTCAGCGACTAATGAGGTTCTTGCTGAACGCGCTCTTCACCGCGATCTTTGTAGTCGCACTGTCGGGAACGATCGTGCTTCCGAAGCCAGCAGTAGTAGAGCCGTCACCAACGCCGACCGCAGAGCCTACGATGAGGGAGATCGTGGTGCTCAAGGGTCTCGCCACGCACTACAATGCCAAGTTAAACAATGCGTGGTACACACGAGAGGGGGGAGGTCCAGCACGCAATCAGGACGAAGGTCCATACTATTTCTATGGTGCGGCTGGTCCTGAACTTCGGCTACATCACAACTTCAGGTTCGCAATGAAGCCATATCCAGTTCTCGTCACCTCGCTTCTAACAGAACGCAGTGTGTTGGTATGGGTAGTGGATTATTGTGAGTGCGAGGGGCGCAGGGTCAAGGGAGACGAGCGCCTTATTGACCTCGCGCCAGAGGTGTGGGACGCACTGGGCGTTCCTAGGAGTCGTGGGGTTATGAAGATCACTCTGGCGATTCTGGATAAGATGGAGGATCCACGATGAATTTTTGGTATGCATGGCTAGTTATTATTTGGCTATTCCAGAGCATCGGCTTTGCTAGGGCATACATGCAGCACAAGGAAGGAGAATCTTTGGCTGCAAGGAACACCGCTCTGGTGATTCATATTGTAACATTGGCCGCTCTAATTAATATAAAATAATATGCCAACATACGAATACATCTGCAAGAAGTGCGACCTGATCATAGAGCAGGAGCACTCAATGAGCGTCGTAAAAGAAGTCCGTTGTCCAGACGACAACACAAAAATGAAGCGCATCTTCTCTGTACCTGCAGTTAGGTACAAGGGCGAAGGGTGGGCAAAGAAGGACAGGAGAAGGGAAGACTAATGGCTAATGAGCAATACGGCGAAGGGTACTTTGAGCGCGCAGAAGGCTCTAACTATAAGAACTACTCTGACGACCCGCGCTGGAATGAGATTATCAACCTCATTGAAGAGCCTCATGGCATGCGCGGTCTTACCATCCTTGATGTAGGGGCAGCAAAGGGCTGGTTCGTGCACCATTGCAATATGCGTGGGCACGAGGCACTTGGCGTAGACATAAGCCGCTATGCCGTAGACAACTGCGCTCCGATGGCTAAGGGTGCACTCACTGTTGCCAACGTGGAATATGGCTTGCCATACGCAAGCAATGTTTTTGATATTGTCTCATCATGGGAATTCTTTGAGCACATCCCAGAGGGCAAGATCAATGACATACTTGACGACATGAACCGCGTGGCAAAGGTCGGCGGGGAAATCTGGCTGAGGATTGCCTTGTCAGACGGAGCATCGGCACACGACGATGCTGATGCAACGCATATCACAATGAAAAGCCGTGAGTGGTGGGAAAAGACCATCGCCGAACGTCATCCACAGTGGCTTCCTATTCACCGAAGCGAAGTGGCACTTGATGAATCATTTGACGGAACAGATTGGGTCGGGCGCTTCTTTATCTACAGGAAACACAAAACTGCCCCCCTCAAGCACGAAGCCTGAGAGGGGCGAGTTCTGTTTTTAATTAGATCTTGAACTGATTGTCGTCATCCACTTCAGCGCCAGCAGACTTATCCTTGATGCCGAACGCGGAGTTCTTTGGGTCAAGGAACTTTACTAGAACCTGAAGACCAGAAGCAATGCCAGCCGACAGGACAGTGCGGAAGTCTCCACCCGTAATGTCAAGCAGAGGGATGCCGAGTCCGAGCGCAACTGAGATTGATACGGTGATAAACGTTCGGAAGAACTCAATGAGAGCCTCATCAACTCCAGTGTTATCAATAACCCAGCGAATACCGTTCTTAATATCTTGATACATTCAATACTCCTACTTTACTTCTACAATGACGACGTGCTTGTGAGGAAGAGCCTTGTCCTTGCCAGCGACCCTCTTGGAGTCTGCGATAGCCTTCAACTGCGCTTCCGTCACCTTCACGGCAAACTTTTCCTTGCCCTTGCCTGAGCGAGTCGGGCATGCCCACTGCCAGCCTTCCACCGCATCAAAGCCAGCCGCAGTCATGTGACCGTAGCCTTCCTTGATGTGTGATGGACCAGACTTCTTCCAGTAGTTCGCCCACTTCTTGTGCCACTCTGAGATCTCCACATCTGGATATCCAACAGCCTGTTGTACCCAGACGATTATCGCAGCACCGCGAGCGGCAGATGCGACAACATCATCCCAAGACTTTGCAGGTCGGGCGGTTGCACCAAGGTGCTTGACCGTCTTAACGAGGTCGCCGAGAGACGAACCGTTGTCGGATACGCCCTGCTTCTCAACGAAGCCAGTTGCCTTCTCCTTTGCCTTGATGCCGTCTCCAGCACTTGGGTCCAACTTGTACTTGGTCGCCCAAGCAACAGCGGCAGCGGCACTAGAAGGACCACAGTCATCCAGAATGCCGCCCTTTTCAACGTGGTCGAGTTGTGACTTGACCTTAAACTTCATGAGTCTCTCCTATTCCTTGATGCGAAGGGGCATCGTAAGACCCCAGATTAGTGTCAGGAACAACAGAGTCGCGCCAACAAAGTCGCGGGTTGCTCCATCGGGCAGAACTGCCCATGCAATAGCAAGACCAAAAACAGTCCAGCCAGTTGCTACGATTTCATTAATAATCTTCTTAATCATTGACGGCTCCTCTTCGTTGATCCACTACTTTTTGCATCACCGACAGGCGCTCCGCCACCGCCTGAAGGCGTTGGGGTTGGTGCGCTTGGAGGTGTTGGTCGTGCAGCAATAGCCATCGAGACAGCCGCTTGAGCGACTTGCGTTACGATAATCGCTGATACAATTGGTGCTTGGACTTCTTCTCTCTCCTCTTCGGAAAGGTCATCGCCAAGATTTACCACCGCTTCTAAAGTCTCTCCGAATGTTTCTCCGATAGCCTCGAATGTTTCTCCGATAGCCTCTGCCACAGCCTCAACCGCTTCTCCTACGTCGCCTAGATCTGGCAAATAGGATTCGGATTCAGGATCAGGTACATCAGTGGGATCAGGAGATACCACAGGAGACTCTTCAGGCTCCTCTGTTTCTTCGGGCGACGGTTCGGGTTCGGTAGACGGCTCTGGCTCTGGTTCTGGTTCAATTGACGGCTCCTCGCTTGGTTCTGCCGTTGGCTCTGGCTCAGGCTCAGGCTCAGGCTCAGGAGTCGGCTCTACAGTCGGCTCTGGTTCTGGCTCTGGCGTGGGCTCAGGAGTAGGTGGCAGTGTTGGCTCTGGCGTGGGCTCAGGCGTAGGCTCAGGAGTCGGTGTCGGCTCAGGCGTTGGCTCTGGTGTCGGCTCAGGAGTCGGGGTTGGTTCTGGGGTTGGTTCTGGGGTTGGTTCTTGGCTTGGGCTAGGCTCTACGGGAGACCCGATTACCCAAGAGGTATCCGAGATCTGTAGGTAGCCAGCGCCACAGCATGAGTCCAATGAGAGGACTCTAAATCCGAAAGCGCCACTTGCCGTAACATAGACCTGGACCGTACCGCCAGCAGACTGCACGCCATTAGCGAGGTCTGACCATGCCCCATCAAGAAGCATTTGTGGTCGGTCAAAGTATGCGTTATCGGTTGTCCAGTATGACCATGCGAATGTGACCGTCTCTCCTTGCGAAGAATCAGTCGTGATTCCTGTGACAGTGTTCTGCCACAGTTGATCTGGCAATCCAACACCACTTGGGTAGTTGCTGCCTTCAATAAGAATCGTTCCATCGGTCAGCGTAATCGTGCCGTTAGCATCAACCTGCTGATCCCAGTTATCCGCATCTTCCAGTCCCTTGACTGGGGTGGCGGAGAATAGTGCCGCAGTAAACGCGGCAGTAAAGATAATCGTGGTTACTATAGTAACTCTGAGTCGGTTCATACGCACCTCCTCAGGGTATGTTTACGAGTTGTTGTTTTCGTTCTCCCAATGGGTTCGATGTAAATGGGTCTTAATCCATTCTGGAACTTCTACGTCTGAAATTCTTGACTCATGGTCAATTAGACATCCACTTGCTGGATGAAGTTCAATAACACAATTTCTTAGTTTGCTAGTCCCGCAATCTGCATTGGCAAAGTATCCATGCATTATGCCTTCTTTTCCAGGGTAGTCATCGTGGTAAGTTACCCACCACGTTACTTCTGTTGTCATTATTTACCCTGCCCTGCAAGCCATGCGGTGATACCGCCAAGTCCGCTCAAGCCCAGTAGGGCAATCACAAACTTAGCAAGTCGGTATGCCCCGCGTGTCTCTGCCATCTCTAGTTTAATGTCGTTAAGATCTTTCTCAATGCGGTCGAGCCGCTCAATGATCTGAGATAAATTATCTTTAGTCATTATTGATTCCTTTATGCTGAGTACCTAATCCAGACTGTTCCAGCCGAACCGAATCCTGGTGTACCAGATCCAGATCCGCCGCCGCCAGATCCTGTGTTTGCAACTCCGTTTGTACCGCTTACCGCACCAGATCCGCCGTTTCCGCCGACACCAGATCCTCCCGTTCGACCATTAGTCCCGCCGCCTGCGCCGCCACCACCAGCGAGCCACTGCGTTGTTCCTGTCCAGTTAAAAGACATTCCCGCTCCGCCAGCTCCACCTGAGCCAGCTGGACCTTCATTGTCTCCGACTGCGCCAGCTCCGCCGCCGCCGCCGCCAGATGAACTGCCGCCGTCGCCAGAGTTATTACCGTAATAGTATTGAAGACCAGTTACTACAGATCGCCCAAACAAATAAGTACCAGATCCGTCTGGGTGTGCGTTAATATTTGCACCATTATACCCACCAGCACCAGAGCCACCGTCACCCATAATTGATTGAGTTAGGTTTCCAAATGGACCAGCACTTGAAGTGCCGTCAGCCCATCCTGCTCCGCCACCTCCATATGCAATAATGCCAAAGGCAGTTGTATTTCCGCCTCGAGCATCAGTACTAGATGTAGAAGCGCTAGTGTTCGTATACCGAGTAGCACCTGGCTGCCCGATAACTATCGGGTAATCCCCAGTTGCAGTAATAAGAAAATTAGTTCTCCAGTACAATGCACCAGCGCCACCGCCAGGACCAGATGAAGATCCAGAGTTTCCATTTCCTCCAGCGCCTACAAGGATAATTTGTACAGGCGCTGTAGTTGAGGACTGAGTTACTGTCAACGTTCCAGAGTTATTAAAAATGTGATATCGATACCCATCATAGGAGCCTACAATATCTCCACCAGTAGCAAAAATTTTTGAACCAGCTGTATATCTTCCTTGAGGACCAAATGAACCTCGTACGCTAGAAAGTAGTGGCATATATCTCCTTAGAAATTATTAGCTGCTGAGGCGTAAACGATCCATGCACTGGCTGTACGGTGTAGAGAAATTATAAAGATATCAATCTTCCCAGATGAAGAAGTTGGATTCGCTGCAAGTCCACCAGACCACCGAATGGTTTGCGATGAACTATTTATATTAATTGACGTTGGGATATAGCCAGTACTTCCCTGTGTTACAATGACATTTATTGTTTTAATTGTATTTTGTTCAACTGGAACATTAGTTAAGTTAAATGTCATATTGCCAGTCGGTGCAACGGAGATGTAATATACATTTCCAGATGACCAATCAAGAGAAGCAGTATTTGAAGAAAGCGTTACTGGGACTACAGTTTCTGAAAGCTCTTGTGCATTTAATGTTCCATTAAAAGTTGCAGAGTTATTGAAAACTGATGCGCCATTAAATGTTGCTGCTCCAGCAAGAGAAATTGAAGGAGACCACGATACACCAGAAGCAGCCAAAGAGTTTGCAACTAGAACGCTGTTATCCGAGCCGATTGGTACATTTACAGCTGTATCAGCTGCAGATCCAACGATGAGATCGCCCTTTGCGTCAATGATTGAAGGACGGATTGCACTCGCTGCATGGTCATAGGCAGTCTTTACCGCAAGAGCGCTTGCCCCAACGGTTGTAGAGGTGCTATTAATTTCGTTTGTTAGTTGTGCCTGTGGCAGAAGAGAGGACCAGCCGTCGACACCATTCCCGACCTTAATAAAGCCAGTCGTAGTGTCGACCCCTAGTTCACCCTCAAGAAGCACTGGATTATCTGCATCCCATTGGCTCGAGGTCGCACGACGAATCTGTAGAGATGCTTCCTGGTCCTGCGGGCTTAGAAAGAAATTTACCGTTGCTTCCATTTGTATCTCCACTTCTTAGGAAATTAGAGTAATTATAATACTTCCATCAAGGGTATTGAACAAATTATTGTTAGTGATGGCTACGCCATTGAATGTGCTTGAGCCATCGTACAATCCTGTATTGGTAGCAACATTTGTTGCGGTTGAGTCAATAAATGAACCGCCTCCAATACCATCATTAAAAGTTCCACCAAGGGTCGTTTGACCGCCATGACCACCAGAGTAGCCACCGCCACCGCCTGCAGCGTTGTTTCCGCTGTGACCGCCGCCACCGCCACCGAATCCACCGCCAACGTTTGTATAGCCAGACATACCACCACCAGTTGCATACCAGGTTCCGAATTCGCTAGAACCGCTAAATGATCCTCCGAGCGTATATTGCTGACCTCTTGTATCAGTAATAGCGCTTGCATCGGCAACTGTCCGTCCTGGATATGCAATTCCTGCGCCAAGCAAACCGCCGCCACCGCCAGCATGGTATCCAGATCCGCCATAGCCGTTTACTGGGTGGGTTCCTGATGAAGCTGGGCTATAGCCTCCTACCCAAATTGGCTGTCGCCTATTTTGACCGTCTCGATATTCACGACCAACATTAGTGGTATATTGCCCCCCTCCGCCACCAGCGATCAGAAGTGGGGTATTTGTTGATCCAAGGCATACAAATGATCCTCCGCCACCAGCAGCTGCGCCAGATGCTGCGATAATTTGTTGATCTGCAGTATTGCCAGGTGCTTGACCAACAACCATTTCTAGTTTTTGACCAACTGTTAAGTTAAATCTTGCCGTAATAACAGCTCCAAGACCTGGATCAGTCTGGTTTCCGTAGCTTCCCTGAGCACCCCGAGCAGTGATGGAGTAGATCCCAGTTGCTGGAACTGTCCACAATTGATATCCGTCTGCTCTGCCAATATTAAAATATTCACTATTTGTTGTCCAAGAAGCTGCAGAATAAGCAGAAAGCATTTGCGCTAAAGTCGGACCAAACCTACCGAACTTTCCAGCATTTGTAAATGTATGCGTTGTAAACGAATACAATTGTCCTTTTGCTTGAAATCTCCCTTGTGGTCCATATGACCCTCGAACTGTTGAAAGTAGAGGCATAACTCCTCCTAGAAGTTGTTCATTGCTCCGCCGTATACGATCCAAGATCCGCCGCTTGTGCGCATCATTGTAAAGGTGAAAACGTCAATTTTTCCAGCTCCGTTTGTTGCAGATGGCGTAGATCCACCAGCCCATTTAAGAGTCTGGCTTGATCCGTCAATTTGGAACGTTGTTGGGATATATCCAGTAGATCCCTGAGTTACGAACACGTTAATGGTCATTACTCGGGATGCTGTGGTTGGCACATTCGTTACGTTAAACGTCATTGCACCAGTTGGCGCAGTAGCGATGTAATAAATGTTGCCCGATGTCCAGTTCAGTGTTCCGACGTTTGAAGAAAGTGTTACATCTACAACTTGTTCACGCATTTCCTGGACATCTGTGGTTCCAGTGAATGAAGATCCACCAGTAAATGTTACCAGTCCGCTGGCAGAAATTGTTGATGCTGTAAGTGCGCCAGTCTGGAAGTCTCCATTAACAAGACCAGCTTCACTGAAGTTAACGGTGTTGGATGGCTTAGTTGTTGCCTCTTCGAATACCTTAATAACACCATCAGAAGCATCCCTGACCATTCCACCGAATCGGCGCTTTGCCGAGACCGTAACGGACCCAGCAGGTGAAACAGCTGCAGACGTGACGTTCGCTGCTGTCTTAGCATAGGTAAACGTCGTCGTCGTAGGAACGCTCGCAATTGGATACGTTCCGTTAAAGGTTGCATCAACACCAGTGATTACTGCAATATCGCCAATTGCATACCCGTGGGTAGTGCCAGTGGTAAGGGTTGCAACATTTGAAGTGAGTGCTTTGTTTGTAATTGTTTTTGTTGATGGCGTAGCTGCAATGCCGTATTCAAGAACAAGACCAAGGTCAACAACATCTGTTACGTTGTTAGATCCAACAGTAATCGTTGCGTCTTCTACGGCAAGGTTGTCGGTTGTTACCGAAGTGCCAGATCCGCCGAATGAAATCGCGCCCTGAATGTTGACATCTCCCTGGATACCAACTCCGCCAACTACAGTAAGAGCGCCAGTCGTTGGGCTCGTAGAAGCGGTAGGGATTTCAATGTGGATATTCTGGTCTGGGATAATAATCATTTGCGTGTTGTCGCTTGACAGACCACCAGCAGCAAAAACAATCCTGTTTTCAGTACCATTCGCGCCAGTAGCAAGAACCAGGTTCCCACTTCCAGACGTGCCAGCAGGAGCTTCTAGGAAAATATATCCGTCATGACCACCAGTAATAGTGAACTCTTCGTCAGAAAAGTTTGCGGCAGTAATCCCCATGTCGATCCAGCCAGCGTCATCTGTACCATTGTTTGCATACGCAATAAAGTCAGTAGATGAATCTGCGCTGTTTCCAGTATTTCGGAAAGCAACCTGTGCGTAGTCAGTTGCAGAAGTCTGAATAACAGTTTTAGGATTAGTTAGGCTGTCATAAAATGTTGACGCGCCAGACCCAGCAAGAACGCTGTCAGAAGCAATCAGGTCATCGCCAGCAGTAATATCTCCGCTTGCAGTGACAGTAGTGACGGATGGATTCGTTGTCCAGGTAGTTGAAGTTCCATTGTTGGTAAGAATATACCCACTGTCGCCAGCGCTAACATTTACCCCCTGAGAAAGCTTATCCCAGTACGTTACATCTGTAGGAAGATTTCCAGATGCAGATGTTGCGTTCTTATAAACATATGAGCTTCCGTTATATAGCACTACATCATTGCGCTCATAGGTTGTTCCAGAGCTATATGCGCCTGTGAAATCAAACCTAATTTTACCAAGATCGATCAGTTCTGCCATGTTACTTTACCTCCATTAAAAGATGTCCTGAGTTACTAAAAGAAAACACCAGCTTATTTTGTGTCCACACCCACTGGTCGTAATCTGACGACCGATTGGTAAGACCGTTTTCTGGTAGATATACTGCTGTACCATCAGCAATTTTGTTGACAGTCAACGTGCCATCGTCTTCAAGGCGAAATCCGTAAAACGCTTTGCCCAGGACGTTCTTACCGCCAGCGATAAGGATCGGGGTAAGCGACTCTTTAGTTTTTGCGTACGCCATAGATACTCCTTATAGCTGATTTACGCCATTGATAACAAACGATGTGTGACCATTTGTTGCCTTGACGTAGATTTTGTCGGTGTTAATTACTGCAAACTTAAATGTTTCGTAACTGTTCGAAGGATCAAGGGTAATGTTGTGAGCAACATATCCCCTATTTCCTTCTGTATTATCATTTAATGGAGCAATCCAGATATAAATACGAGATGACTCGTATCCACTTTTGTTTGTCGCAATAACCGAAACGAGATACGTCGACGTTGAGGTAAACCCAACGGTTTCTGTGTCGTCGGCTGGATTGGAAATAGCTAGTCTAGTAATAAGTGACATTATGACCCCATCCACCAAACCATTGCGATTTGGGTTCCTTCAGAAGGTGTTTGTGGCTTCCATAGTGAAGTTGTAGAATCGTATGTAAGAACTTGACCATCTGCAGGAGACTGCGCATCAACGTTATGCAGTTCTTCTAGCTCAAATCCGTTCTTTATCATAACAAATACTTGACCAGCTCCGACTGATCCACCCTTCACAACAAAGCCAACAGTGACGTTGTGAACTGGCGCATACGGTTTAACATTTGTGTAAGAGCCAGCAGTTGTTCCAGAGAGATATAGATAATCTCCATCTGCGAACCCTTGAGTATTCACATTGTTAAGAATTCCAAAAGTCGTGACATACCCATCAGAGTTATTGTCGATGTTGTTCTCAGCCCATCCTAACGTTTCTGCAGAAAATTCATCTGCAGTTGCGATAGCCTTTAGGACAGTTGGTTTTTCTCCGTTTACTCCTGAGAGTCGGACAATTGAGCCTTTCAAAATCTGTGAACCACTAACGTTTCTTACCGAGGCTCGAACGGACTCTGCAATTAGAGATCCTCCACCACCGCCGCCTCCTCCGCCCCCAGCGAGATCAGTCCAAATACCGCCGATGTACCCGTAAAGGATATTCGTAGTACTGTTGTAATAGATGTCGCCATTCTGAGCGGAAGGTGGCTCGGATGAATACTTCGGTACGTTTAGTGAGGCTGTAAACTTGGGCATCTTAACCTCCTTAGGTTATTAGCCGATAACTACTACGCGATAGTCAGCAGCCAGGCTGCTGGTAAGAGTGATTGCGTTTGTGGACGTTGTTACAATGTCTGCAATTACCATCGCGTCGCTGGTGTCGTAGACATTTACGATCACGTTCTTTGTTCCAAGAGAATGGGTCACAGTGTATGGCGTGTTCGCCACAGCCGTGATCGTCTCAGTGTATCGGGTCATAAACCCGAGGCTCGTCTTAGCACCAGCCGCAGTCGTTGCTCCAGTACCACCGTTTAGTACAGGAAGCGTTCCAGTTACCGTTGAGGTTGCAAGGTCAACTGCAGAAACAGCAAGCTTTGCAGCAGTGATGCCAGCGTCCTTGACGCGGAGAGCATCGCTTGAGACTTCAATCGTTGAGTTATCAACGTTGACATCAAGCGTATTGCCAGACTTACTAAGAGCAGAGCCAGCAGTAATCTGACCAGCGCCAGAGAACTGAGCCCATGCAATTGCAGTTGATCCAACGGTGATAGTGCCGTCGGTTGTAACAACCCACCCGCTGTCACCCTGAGATCCTTCTTCAACGAAGACGAATGCTCCAGGGGTTACTTCGGCGGTAGAGTCAAAGTCCGTAGCGCGGACAGCAGCACCAGTTGCCTGAACAACGTAAATTCCGTTCTCAGAAGCAGTGCCTTGATTCTTAACGAGTACTCGGTTGCCAGCAACCAGCGTTACTGTGTCGAGCGTATCGCCAGCCTCTAGCTCAGAGGAAAGAACGACCGCCGCAGTCGTCGCAACTCGCACGCTATCCTTGATATCAAGTCCAAGTCGTGAAGCGTCAACGTATGCCTTGGTTGCAGCGTCCTGAGCATTCTGAGGATCTGCAAGACCAGTAATCCTGTTGCTACCAAATGCAACGTTCGTATTTGGGGTTGCAAACTCATCAAGTCGATATCCCTTAACCGTTGTTGCAAGGTCAGAGATGGTGCTCGATGCCTGAGTTCCAGTGTGGTTTGTTCGGTCGAGGTAGTGCGATGCGTTCTGGTTATTTAGCTGGCTCGCGTTAGAGGCAGTACCAGTAAGCGCAGCGGTGATCGTTCCAGCAGAAAAGTTTCCGCTAGAGTCTCGCTTAACAATTGTTGAAACCGTGTTCGAGTTCGTTGCACCGTCAACCAGGTTGAAGTGCGTCGAGGACATCGATCCAGCGCTATCTGCATCTGCTGCGTCGATAGAAACTGTAGCGGTAGAACCAGAGGTGCTGACCTGAATAGGAGCAGTACCAGAAACTGTCTTGATAGCGCCGTCATCTACAGCAACCCATGCAGTTCCATTGTAGTATTTAAGTTTATCAGTAGTCGTATCAAAAACGATCTGACCGTCGACTGGTGAAGAGATTGCATCGATCTGAGTCGTCGTGAGGTTCTGAATGCGGGCATTCTGAAGCTCATTCTGGCTCAGGTTTAGATTGGCAAGAAATTTGGTAGCCATGTGTACTCCTTAGTTCAGAAATGCCTGCCCTGAGAAAGCCCCAGAGAAGGTAAGAGTTAAGCTGTTATTGGAGATGTAATTAACTTCTCCATAAACAACATTACTTGCGCTATCAACCACCGAAACGGAAGGAAAGCAAGCAAGATTATGTGTAACTGTCCACGTTGTGGACGGTGCATTTTGATTATGAATGTATGTAGCGTGCGAAGCACCCGAAGGACCTTGTGGTCCAGTTGGTCCAGTAACTCCTTGCGGACCAACTTCAGCTAGCACTACCTCAAAGGCATTTGTCTGAACTTCAACGGTAATATTCTCTTCGTCTACGACCACTACATTGGCTGGCTGCTCAATAGTAGTGTTCGTACTCATCTTGTTACTTCTCCAATAATTTCCACAGAACCACGAAGAAGTCGAGTGACCTCTCCGCCAGGCGAAGTAAGCTCAAGATCGTATACTGCTTTCGGCATTTCAGAAAGTGGCGCAGTTACTTCGTCTTGAGCTACGATCGTGATAGTACCAGCAGATCCACCAAGTGTGATGCGACTATTTGCAGTGCTGCACTCAAGTACAACATCTGAATCACGAACCCTTTCCCGAACTTGCATTTTAGCAGACCAACCAGTTAGGTTGATCGGGACACCAGCAGAGTCCTTCCAGGTAATAACCCGTCGGAAGGTAGCCCCTTGCTCGATAATAATGTCGTGCTTTCCAGCAGGCATAAGCCCTCCTTAGGTTTTAATAATAAAGTTTAGCCTTGTGGCTTTTGGCGAAATTGCAGAACCTCCATAGGTTGCTGCACCAGTTGCCGTTGTATCAGTTCCTACTGTTCCAGAAACTGTACCGTCAGCAGTCGCGCTAGCTGTATCGCCGTTAATTCCATGATCGTGAGAAGGAACTGTTACATCATGGTCATGAGAAACTGCAGTTGTTGTTGTCCATGAGCCAGCGGAAAAACTATGTGTGTGTGTTGAAGATGCAGTTGAAGCTGCCGTTCCTCCAGAGTCCCTGTTAACCACTGAAGACGGCGAACCGCTAGATTCAGTAACGATTGGAGCCGTGTGGCTATGTAAACCAGCTTGAGTGGTTGATAGTGATCCAATTGTTGTTGCCGTAGGGTTTAACCCAGTTGCACCATGTGTATGACCTGAACCGCTAAATGATCCGCTAAATGTATGAGTATGAGAAGTTGAGTGCGTGTGCGCTCGGTCGTTGGTAATTGTCGAGTTCGGTCCGATAGTCCCAGTGGTATTTGACCAAGCCCCAACAGTCCCTAGAGACCCAAGAAACCTGTCCCTCATGTCTGGGACGGTAAAATTTCCCCCCGCAGACCCACCTAGGAGCGCTCCTAAGGCTGGGTAGGTGTTATATGCGTATGAAGTGCCATCACAGAAAAGCCAGCCCGTAGGAGCCGTTGCTGTGAGCCAGCCCATGACTGCTCCAGTTGGGGCTCCAGATACCCCAGTAATAGCACCAGAGGAGATCTGCAGATATGGTGTACTTGTTGCTGGGCGAACCACGGATTCAATCCAGCGGTCCTGCCCGTCAATGCAAGCAATTACTTGATCGCCAACCGAAGGAAGCTGTAGCCCTCTTGAACGAAACGAGCTAGATACCTCATCAGATCCAGAAAGCTTTACTGAGATTGCAGAAGTTGTCGAGTCAACGGCAGTTACTTCAGCAAGATACCTGTTAACAAACGCATTTGTTCCAAGCTCTGCTTTGACAGCATCTTTAATCAACTGGATCATATCTGTCGTAAAAGACTTGTCGCCAATTTCTGCCATTACAATGCCCTCATCTTCTTGACGTTTAGAACTTGTCTGCTCGATCGCATTGGGATGTCAAACGAATCAAGTGTGTACTTTTGCTGCTGAAGACCAGTGTTTTCTTCAGTAATCTCTATGACATCGTGACCTTCAAATAGCGGGTTTACAATTGTAGGAAGTTGAATTGTTTCCTCTACCACAAGATTTTTAGCAAGTTCAACCTTAGCTCGGTCTAAGCATTGCTGCGCTGTTTTAAGAGTAGTCGTTCGAATTACAAGAATCTTAGCCCCAAGCTCCTGAACTGTGAGTCCAGTGTTAGACCTTTGATTGTAAGTTCTCTTCAACGTTGACGTGTTAACATTTGTGCCAGTCCCCTCAAGATACTCTCCCCTGACCGCAGCGGTTCCATTTCCATTGTCACCAGTAACTACGATGTGATTATAAATTGAGTGAGACGACTGAGCTTTTTGAATACCAAGCATGATTGCGTTATCTCCTGCAGAGAATGACGCATCAGGTGCACTATTTGAGGTTCCAGTGTACGGCGGCAGGGTCATATCATGGGTAACCAAGTTGCCATTAACATCAAAATAGATATCAATTGACCAGTCCTGAGCCCAATCTTTTAGCTTTTGCCCAATGTTGTCACCAGCTTTATACTCGTAAGCAACGTTGATCTGCTTTTCTGGGCTTGACCTACCTGCAAGAGGGTCTAAAGTAATCCTGTTACTAGGAACAGCAGTAAATGTTTTGCTTTTATCTGTGTACGCAGTGAAGCTACCAAGATATTGTGCGACCTCTGAAATAATGGTATTAATCAAAGTTCCAGACGGCCAACCATAGCCGTCTTCTGCAAAACTTGCCATTGAGAAAACATCCCATTGGTCGCTTCCGTCGATATTAATAACGGCAGCACCGTTTTCTGCGATGACCTCAGATCGGTCGATCGTGAAAACTCCTAGCGGAACATAAACGTAGTCAGCGCCAATCTTTAGACCATATTGAATTTTGATTAGTTTGTCCCAGTAAAATACTGAGCTAGCATCTTTTGGAGTATACTGCCCATCTTTGTCGATAAGTCGCAGCTGACACGTTCGGCGTGTCGCTCTGGACGTATCGACAAAGACAGTGCCTTCGATAGTAGATGCGGTTACATCTTCAATCGGGACAAGGCTGCTATCCAAAGCAGTAACCTTAATCTTAACGTCTCGTATTGGCGCGAGAAGCGCTTCTTTGAACTCGCTCAGATTCTGGATACCACTATACATTAGTCAACCTCAATATATCCTACTGAAATTTTTACAGTTCCACCAGTTGCGTACTGGTAGGATGGAGTACTAAAATAAACCTTGTACACATCACCAAATGGTGTCTTTAGGTAAAGAGGAACACTCAGCTCAAAAAGCTGCTTGATCTTTGATAGCTTAACCTCAGCCTCATCATTAGGAATGTATGCTGAAATGTTTCCCTCTACACCATACTGACCATATCGGACCACAACCTTTTTGGATCGACCAAAGGGTTCAAAGATCTCTTCTTGGTATGGGTTTGTTCGGTCTTCTGAGTCTACATACAATTCTACCCCAAGAGCTTCATTGCCTTCGTAGACAATAAACCAGTTGTCATAGATTGACGCTCCAACAGTAAGGGTTGTGGCATCAATATCAGAATCAACTGGGTTGGACCCTACAGGTGTGGAGGTCTGAGTAACTTTATACTCATACCTTGCACCAATTCCAGCAGAGAAGTCTGTGTAGTTTACTGTTCCAATATCCTGAATGCTTGTAATGAATTCATAGGGTACAGAGCTACCGTAGTTTCGACGGTACACATTGTACTTTGTGAAAGATGCATCAGCTGACTGGTCCCATGTCAACTTTAAAGTTCCGTTTCCTTGCTCAATGCTAAGCCCAGTAATAACTGCTGGTGCATTCCACAAAGCAACGTAAGTTACAGAAATCGTAGAGGACTCAATGTCGTCGCTATCCTGTACTGTTACTTCGAACTTATAGGTAGCGTTGTTAAGGATGATATCAGCTGGCGCATCAAACGATGCATCCGCAGTCAGAATGAACCCACTGTCGTATCGAACAGAGTTTCCAGAACTTGTTTCAATAATCCTTAAACGTCGGCTTTTTTGAGCCTTACCAAACGCCGCAGTATATGTGTAGCTTAGAAGAGGAATTGAGTTATTGATTTTTCCAGTTGTTAGGTCACTCGCATCTACCGCAAGGGAAGAAATTGTAGGACCGTCTGTTGGCTTAAAAAACACATAGTCGGTATACGAACCCTGTGCGTTTGATGCGCCAGAGTTATCGGTGTAACGACTTCGGTAACGGTATTGAACGTTCTTAGTAAGTGTAGTACCACCAGCTCCAGCGGTAGTAGTTACCCCAGAAGCGCCTTGCGACAGCCCATTAACACCGCTTTCCAGAGATGCTGTTTTAGCCATAGTGTACATAACAGTTCCGTCCGTAGCGCTAACCTCAATAGACAGAGCTGTTGGAGAATCTTCAAATCCGTTTGCAAGATCCTGGTCGGCAAAAGCTGCTTGAATAACAGGATTAATTGACGTAATGGCCTGGTTATTTGTCGGGCTGATGTTATTTGAAACTGGTGCAGCATTCGTCCAGAACGCAGCTTTTACAGATTCTGGCTGGGTTACATTTGAAGTATCCCTCCAAGTTACAGTCCATTGGTATCTTGTGCCATACTCTAGGACTGGCGAACCGCTATAGGTGTAATCAGTTGCCAGCGTTGTGGCGACTGGGCTCACCGCCGTTGGTCCAATTGTGCGAATAAGAGTATTATTTGTATCGTAAATCTTTAACGTATACTGATTCATATTTGCTGGAGTTACGAAGTTAAATGCTGGAGTTAGTGTCTTAACCCAACCAGTAACACCATTGCTAATGTTAGGTGTCATGCCTGTAACACCAGCGATATCTGTTGCAAATGTGGATGACGAAGATGTCGATGAAGAAGCACTGTTTGTGTCTTTGACCGTTGCATTCCAGTAGTACGATGTACCGTAGCTCAAGTTAAAGTAAACAGTTCCACCGTTTCCGTACTGCTTAGTGAACGAAGCAACCCCAGAAGCAAAGTCTCCACTGTCCCACATCAGCGTGTTGTCACTGGTGCGGTATACTCGGATTCTTGCTGTAGCAATTGAGTCGCCTGGATCAGGATCTGACCCTTGACCGCTAAACGTCGGTGTAAGAGTTGGAACAACAACTCCGCCAGTAGGTGTAAGACCACTTGGTGTGTTTGGCTTTGTATTCTGCTTAAACGTATCACCAGAGGAATATGGACCCCAGATACCAGCAAGGTCTTTTGTTCGAGCTCGCCAGTAATAAGTGGTGTTATATGTTAATGAAGCATTATGAGTTACTGAAAATGTAGTCCCAGTATCCGATACTGTTCCTGAATCATAAACGATCGATGTAAATCCAGAATCACTTGCAATCTGAACTTGCACCGCTGAGAGTGAATCTGAATTGTCAGGGTCACTCAAAGTGCCGCTTAATACCTTAGATGTAACAATAGCTCCACCAGTAGGTGAGAGATTTACTGGTGCATTCGGTGCAACATTTGTTACTTCTGTTGTTTCAAGAACTGGAGGGAATGAAGAGTTCCTAGAATAAAACTGAACAAAAGAGTTTGTATTGCTAGCGCCCTCGGCATCAAGCTTTAGCAAAAATCCTCGGAAAGTAAATCCTGGATTGGCGATAAGGTACTGAATAAGATTGGTAACGTCAATTTCTACAAGTGTGCCGTTAGCGGTTACCCCGCTAATTGTCTCTGTAGCAGAGATACCAGAATAGTATGTTCCGTTAGCAAATTGCGTTTCCCAGTTGTATCCGCTTTTGCTTGTCCATCCAGAAGCTGGAAATGGGGTTCCCCCGCCAGTGTCCACGATACTATTTGTACTGTTTGCTAAGTATACTTGCACTATACGATTTGTACTAGTGCCAGAATTTCCAGCATTGTTTGAGGAAGTTCCGCTATGATAGTAATACAATTTTAGCTTAGCATTTGTAACGCTTTGGATTCCAGTACTGGAAAAGCCAGTAAATTGCATCCGTGCTCGGAACAGAATTGTGCCATTAGTGTTTACCCCAATAGGAGACATCACGCCATTGGCATTCCAGTCTGATGTGTAGCCAGACCCATTTGGATTATTAATCGCGGTTGCGTCTTCTGAGCAACTATAAGGACCTGGCATTTCTACCCCCATTAGGGGGAGGAGCCAAAGCCCCTCCCCCATATATTACTGCGTTTTGATACTGTGAACGAGGTTGTTAATAAATACATCCCCGCTCAACAGGCTTGCGACTTCCTGAGCCGAAGCATTCTTGAGAACGCCGTTCGGGTCAGTGACCACATGGTTGATTGTCATGGTGTTGTTGTTCTGTCGAGTAATCGACGTTCCAGCCCCACTCATAATCTGAGTCAACCGATTAGCCTCAGCTGCGAGTGCAGACTCACGGGACTGCATTCCCACAATGAGACTATCAACAAAGTGTGCTCCGACAATTTGACTTGTCGCTGCAAACGCTTCAATAATTGATAGTACTGAATTTACGGCTCCCTGGAGTGAGTCAGCAAGTAATGCTGGGTCTCCACCAGTGTTGACTGCTAGGTTAAAGAATGCTTCAAGCGCTTCGGCGATAGCCTTAGCAGCGTCTGCGGCATCTCTTGCCATTGCAACCATTCCAACTGGCATAGAAGAAGCGATATCCGCCATCTTGCGAATACCGTCTTCGATCCATCCAAAGACTTTATCGTAATCGATTTCTTCCCTGAACTGATCAACGAAGTCCATCTGTTTTACGAACGCATCATAAGTTCCGCCGACTGCATCAGCAATCGCCTTAGCTACATTTGCGAACGTGTTGACAACTTCCCATTGATCTTTGTTCAGCGAGAACCTACCCATCGAAACAAGCATCTGTCGAACAGCAGTTTCAATGGTGTTTACAACCGCCTGAAGATCACTTGCAAGCGGCTTGACGTAGTTTCGTAGATCTTTAAACGAGCTGATAGCACTACCGATAGTGCCAAGAACAGCGTTTGCTGCCTCAGCGAATGCCTTTGCTTTGTCTAGCATTGGCTGTGTCGGCGCGGAGCTAAGCTTGCTTACGAAAGCCTGCACTGCTTTGCTAATGTCTTCAGCAACTTGCCTAAGCACACGCTCAGGCGGTTGGTAGACACCAGTTGCCATCGAGTTAAATGCATCAACAGCAGCTGCAATAGATCCAACAACTGCTTGAGCGCCAGTAGAATATGCCTCAACCGCAATCACCTGACTGCCAGCGAACTTCTTCGCCTCGGCAATCATGTACTTCATTGCGACAGACATATCTGAGATAATCTTTTTCAGGTTAGCCGCGCTTGGAGATTTGTAGGTAGCAAGCTTTTCAGCTGCATCAACCATGCCACCAACTGCGGAAGCAACGCTTCCTACAGCACCAGCAAAATTTCCTACCTTCTCGAGAGTGGCTGTCTTAAACGCCTTAGCGTAAGGAGCAGTTAGCTTGATCGCAAGCTTCATGGCTTCCGCCACTTTGCCCATGGTCTTCCTAATCAGTTCCTTAAGGTTAATTCCTTCGATCTTGTAGAGTGCTTCGGCAAGACTTGCAGCTTGCTGAGCCAGCTCAAGAGCTTTCTCTCGTGCTGTCTTTTGCTCGCCACCGCCTCCGCCTCCACCGCCACCGCCACCGCCACCGCCACCGCCGAGCAGATTTTGGTTTGCTCGTTCTCTGGCTGCAACGATATCCTGGTTTCCACCAAGGAAATAGGTGCGCTCTGCGTTCGCTAGGCGAGTTGCTTCAACAATTGCAAGTAACTTACCGCGCTCAAGGTTAAGAGCGGTAATCCTAGCTTCTGCAGCTTTCTTTTCTTCACCACGAAGACTCTTAATCGACGCGGTAAGGACATCAATCTGCGTTTGAATCTCTTTAGCTTGAGAGATTCTCTTCTCTTGCTCCAAAGCAGTTCTAGACGTAGAGCTGATTAGATCTTCAAGATACTTCTTTTCATTCTCGAGTTGCTTAATCCTAGCAGCATTATCTTCTGCTGCAGCTCCGTAGAACCTTGAAGACTGCTCCGTCAAAGAAGCAATCTGTAGTTCAATTTCTTTAAGTTTTTCTTTATTAGGGTCAAGCGAGTCGTCGTTTAGTTTCTTAAACTCAGCTGTAACAGTATTGATTGCATTACCGATATGACCAAGAAGGTCTCCGATTCCGCCAAACACTGTGCCAATAAGACCTGGAAGGAATCCAAGAGGACCATCTGGTCCAAACATCTTTCCAAGCTGAATTCCTACAAATCTTGCAGCCTCAAACAGCAAGCCAAAGCCAGCTGTAACGACATCAAGAACACCGCTAACAAACTTGAACACTTCTCCAAGGACACTTACAGCGCCTGAAAGTGCGTCAGTCTCTTTCTTTCCACCGCTAATTGCCTGGAAGAACCCGACAAAAATACCAGCAGCAATCGTTAGGAATGCTTGCCATGTGATAGAAATGAACCGTGCAAACTTGGTAATTCCACCAAGGAAGCCACTTAACGTCTTCCCCAAACCAGCCATAATGCCAGTAGAAGCTTTTGCTCCTCCGCTTAGTGCGACAAACGGAGCTTTAATCTTATTTCCTAGTCCTGTAACAAGTCCACTAAGGAACTTAAATGTAGCAGTAAAGGGATTCATTGCGCGAGTGGCGTTAATTGCGCCAGCCGCAACGCTTGTCATTCCTTCTGCTGCAGTAGCTGCACCAGCTGCTGCTGGACCAACCTTAGACACACCGCCAACAAGCAGTGCGATTTCCTTAAATGCTACTCGCGTAACCAGCAGGATAGCTCCGACAAGACCGAGGATTGCTCCTCCAGCTGTCATTGCAACTCCTGCAAGAACAGTAAGTGTTGCTACAGTTTTAAGCAATTCTGGGTTTGCTCTTGAAAATTCGTCAAACCTCTTAGCAATACCTGCTAGTCGGAATGATAGATCTTCAATTGCTGGGGCTAGTGCCTCACCAAACGTTGCTTTAATATTTTGAATTGCGTTATCGATCCTGCCGAGAGCAGCCTTTGTAGACTGCGAAACAAGATCTACTGATTGTGCAAATAGTTCACGAGCTCTTGTTGCGTCTCCAACGCCCTTAGTGTTATCACTAATGGCACTTGTACCACGCTTCATTGCTTCGGTTTCAACTTCAATAAGCTTTGTAAGTGCTGGAACTTCTGCAGCAGTTGCGATAACACCAATGATGTTACCTTTTTGCTCGTCGTTCATATTTGCAGTTACTTTCGCAAGTGTGCGAATGTAACCAGCCATACCAATAAATTCGCCCTTTGGGAACACGAGCTGTTTAAAGCTCTTGTTTAAACCAAGTTGTGATTTTACTGCTTTGTCCAGCGCTTTGGTTGCCCTTGCTGCTGGATCGTTTAGCTGAAGGAACATTTGGCGAACAGCACGTCCAGCCATTGTTCCACGAATTCCGTTGTCTGCAAGAATTGCAAGCGCTTTTAGGGTATCTTCGAAGCTTACCCCAGCCTGTGCTGCCACAGGACCAAGCATCTTCAAAGATTCAACGAAATCTGGAAGCTCTGCTGCAGTCTTTTGCGCTGCATAGTAGAGCATCTCAGTTACTGATGCTGCGTCTTCCATGGGTCGACTAAACTGATTAAGGATTCCGTAGACACCCTTAATCGTTGCTTCCATGTCGCTTTGTGTAATAGCAGCAGCTTGCATGATAGGCGTAAGTTGACCCATCATTATGCTTAGTTCTTCGACGCTATTTACTGCAGATCCAGTCGTCGATGCGAAGAAGTACATGCCCCTGGCAATTTCTTCGGACTTAAAATATCCCATTTGCTCAGATAGTCGCTTTGACTCTTCAGTCATTTCTACGACCATATCCCTCGAGCCGCTTGTTGCAGCTGCAGCGCGAAGGACTTGGAACTCAACGTCTCCAAATGCCTGAGATGATTGTCGACCAAGAGCTTGTAGCTGATCGCCGTAGTTCTTGAGCTGACCACCAGCAATGGTTAGAGCATATGCTTGCCTACGAGCTTGGTCAATTGCAGCCTGACGAGTTGCAATTTCTGTTTGACGCTTTTGCTCTTCAGTAATTTGCTTTTGCGTAACAAGCCGAAGCTTCTCGCTTGTTGTGAGCTTAGCCTCTTCTGCTTTTGTTAGTTTAAGAGTAGAGAGACCAGCAGTAAGTGAATTATTAATTGTTCCAAGAATACGGTTTCGTTCGTTTTCTTGAGCTTTTTGTTCAGCGGTATATCTAGTAACAAGTTTAGTAAGTTCGGCTTCTGCTCGCTTAAGACGTTGCTGGGTTTCACCAAGCTTTTTAACGCCAGCTGCATTAGTCGCAAGAGGAACACGAAGATCGTATTCTTTGCGAAGATCAGAAACTCGCTTACGAACTTCGCTTACTTGAGTACCTTGATCCTTAAGCTTTTTTCGGTATCCTTCTGCCTCAGCAGAAATCTGTCGCCATACTCCGTTAACCTTAAAGAGCGCGGTGCTAATCTTTGGAACTTCATTAGCAGAATTCCGCAGCGTTCTTTCAAGGGCTTTAGCTTCAAGGTCTTTTGTAGTTCGCTTAACTTTGTTTGCAGTAGTATTAACAGACTCGAACTCTTTGCCGAGTTTACCACCAAGGCTTCTTGCCAGACTGTTGACGGTTTTTTCCGCCTCACCCATGCCCTTGGCAATTTCAGATCCAATCTTTACTCGACCAGAAATTGGTACGTTCTTTAGACCCTGTTGTGGGTCAAGAGCTTTACCAATAAATCGACCAAGTTCTTCATACTGCTTCTTCAGATCCTTCGGGGCGAATTTTGCAAAGATCCCAGCCATATTAGATGCTGCCTGGGAAAGAGGACTTAGATCCGCTTCTACTCGCGCATTAAATTTTACGTCTGCCATTTCACCTCCAGAGAAATAAAAAGATGCCCACACAGGGGGAGCCTGTGTGGGCATCTAGTGGCTACTTCGTCAGCGATTTATTGGATGCTATACGTTCCCCATGCATAAACTGGGAAAAGGCATCAACAATATAAGAAGGCTGATCGAGCAGTCCTCCCTGGTATGGCAAGAAGGAGTATCCGACTGGTACATAGACCATTCGGATCTCCGTTTGTTTGCCTCCAGGCTTCGGTACTTCATGAACTACTAGTTGCCGTACTCGGCATTGGTCAAATAGGGCGTACGCCTCAGCTAAACGTGGATACTTTTGGAAAATATTTCCTCTTGTGTATCCTTCCGCCGCCGCCTTAGCGAGGTCTACTGCTTTCCCGCTTCGTCACCACTTAGTGACTGACCGTTGAAGTGCTCAAACAGAATCTTATCAACCCAGTTAGCAGCATCACTTGGAAGGGAAAGGTAGGTCTCTACCTTGGGAGAGTCGTCGACTGACCAGCCGACAACGAGGTTTGTGAACAGGGTTTCTGCGACAGACGTAAGAACGTCTACCATTTCAGCCCCGCTCTTTTCCTTCGTGCTGTCAGCAACATCAGTTGGCATGACGCGAAGGATTGCGTTAACCTCACGCTTTGAGAGATTCTGGCGAAGTTCAATCCAATCGCCAGAGTCGTGTTCGTATCGCTTCGTCAACGTCTTATCAACAGGACGAAGGAACTTTGAAGTATTTTCAGTCATGGAAGTCTTAACTCCTCTTTCTTATACTATATTAGATCAAAGACCAGCGAGAGCAGCGCTCTTGCCGTTGACCAGCGTCACCGTAGCAATGTTTGATGCATTCGGCTTAAGAACCGTGCACTCAACATCCTGGGTAATAAAGTCGCCAGCAGAGATCGGCACACCGACTCGGCGGAACTTTACGCGTGGAAGGTCAACAGTAAGTTGGTTGTATACCGAGCCGCCAACAAGGGAGCCACGGAATACCAGCGTTACGCCAAACTCGTCCTCGTCGAGGAGAGCCTGATAGTCGCTTGTGTCCTGGAAGTCCATGGACATCGACATCGTAATTTCGCGTGCGCCAGAGGCAACACGGCTGAAGTTGCGGGTCTGTCGGAGGGTACCGATGTGCTCCACATTGTTATTAATCGAGAAGGTAAGATCCTTCACAGTTGCCTTGTCAGTACCGTCAAACTGAACCTTTGCACCATTGAAGTGGAAAGGCTGAAGCGACGTTGCAGCGTAGCTAGGCGTGAGTGGATCAAGGTTTCCACCAGAAAGCGGCTTTGTCTGTCGGGTTGAACCGTCGAGACCGAATGAAGCCGTTACGATTTCACCGAAGGATGCGCGGAGCTCAAGCGTGTTCACGCGAACACCACCGTACTGGCGAATCAAGCCGTCCGTGGTGAGACCGTCGCTACCACCCGTGTAACCCTCAAACGTAAACGTTGGAGAGATAGCGCCAGGGGTAAAGACGTGTGAATAGCTGCTCGATGCCCCAGCGGTTGTAACCGTAGAAGCCGAGAACGCAGACTTAAGAAGCAACTCGATGTCGTCTGGCACAAGAGGCATCTCAAGCGTACCCGTCACGTTGAACGGAGCAGGCATAGCAAGAGTCATATCCTTAGTACCGCGAATCGTCATCGGGCTGAGGTATTCGTTTGTGTCGTCGAAGTTAAAGCTGTTGGCAGCGAGGAACTTAGTCGCTGTGATAAAGGTGCCCTCAGTGGACTCCTTACCGTAGGCGATATACCCTAGAGCGCCAACGCCAATGTTGTTAGCCATGTATTTTCTCCTTAGCGGGTAAACGCCTTCATGATTTGAAGGTTGACCCTTGCTGTTTTGACGATCGCGTTACCACGATCTTGGATATCATAGGTGGTATCATTCACCATGATGTCATTGACTAGTCCGCCAAGCTGTCGCTTGTCCTGAGACCTAAAATATCGGGAGACCAGCGCGGCAGACTGGACAAGTTTACGATCTCCCATTGCCTCTTCAGCGTCCACTTCAAAGTACTCTCGAGCATCAAGCATCAAAAGGATGTTGATCTCCATAAACCTCTTGTCATAAGAGGTTGTCTCTCCATTTGGAGACTCAGCAATTGGCTCAACCATCACACAAGGCATAAGGCTTTGTGGGATGATGCCAGGATCTCCAAAATAGACTGACTTTACTTCTAGGACATCTGCGAGACCACCGTCGGCGCGAGTCAAGCTCGTCAATGTTTTGATCTCTTCAATAAGACGGTCAACAATTTCTTCCACGGGTGTCTCCTATCAGAATTTGTCAACGTACCCGTAGCTCTTGATAATTGGCTTAGACCCTTGTACGGAAGCGTTAATAATCTTTTTAAAGTCTTTATCCAATTGAGATTTCCAGATCTTAAAAAAACTATTCGTAAACTTTGGCACGAATGGTCGAGCTGGAACTTTAGCCTCAAATGGCATTGATTTGCCTTTATTCTTACCGCCCTTGCGAACGTTATTAAATACCTGATTATATCCGTATAAATGTCGTACCTTAGGACCGCTAAGCTGCCAATAGAATGAACCAACAGGTTGTGATTCTCCAGGCTGATAGTTAACCCGCTGCTGTAAGCGAATTCCGTCTTTTTGGACGCTACCGCTGGAAGCATTACCGCCAGCATTCTTTATCCTACGACCAGTTGCGATTTCGTGAAGTTTACCAGTAAGCGCAAGTGGCACATTATTTTTTGCATGTTTGCCTTTAGCCATTGCTCTAGCAGCAATAGTTTTTCTTGCAAGTGGTTTAAACTTCGCCCCAGTTGTAGCATCTTTACTATATCGAATAGAATCATCTACTTTTAAACCAATATATCTTGAAAGATCTTCAAAAGCAGAATAAGAAAATAGTCTTAGGTTTTCTTTAAATTCGTTAAGATGTTTTCCCTTATTGTACTTGATAACTTCTCGTTCGATAGATACTCCAAAGAACCTTCTCATCCTCTCGTTAACAAATGAAGGTTTCAGCTGGATGCCAAATGCTGGTACGTTTTGACCACGAGTATAAGCCATTAGACACCAATCCTTCGGCGGCGGTAGATGCTGAGCAAGTCAGCGATCTGTTGGCTGCTGAGAGGAATGATCTCTGGAGTGCTGTCTTGCGCTCCACCGTAGTCAGGCTTTACCAACTCGCTCACAAAGAGTGCAGTGGCATGCTTGATAGCTGGCGGTAGCGTTGCGTACCCAGCGGTATAAACAATTGTGTACTTGGAATTCGGCGAGAAAATCGTTGCTTCGCTGGCTGGTCCTAGTCGGACTTTACCAAACTTGTCAGTTTCGCTCGTGCGAACCAGAGTATTTGGTGTTACGGTCTGCGTCGTTGGTGTAGTTTCAATTGTTACTTCAGTGATCGACGTGACCGAGACAAGTGGATATTGTAGTGTCAGATAGGTATTGCTACCATCCCCAACAAACGTCTCCGTGTAGGTTGTCTGCTCAAAGACACGCTCGCAGAATGTCTCAACCTGTTCGGTTGCGATTTCAATCAATGAGTCCAACTGGTCGCTGGAGTACTGGCGCAGCGCAATGCCTAGAGGCTTATCCTTAAACTCTGTAGCGGTGATGTACTTCCGCGCCATTATGCCTCCTTAGGTTGCTTTCCGCTTTTTCTTATTACGAAACGAAATAGGAATTAACTTTGCAGCAGCAAGTCGTGCTCTGGTTATTAAACGCAGTCTTCGTCGCTTGAATGCAATTCTTCGTCTTGGTGAAATAGAAAACTTTTTATTAATGGCAAACTTACGAGTAAGTCTTCGCCTATTGGTTGTTTTTAGAAAGGGTCTTAACTTCGCCATTGAATGCCCTCCATAGTGATGTGCGGTAGTCGTCCCATGAGAAATGCTTTGCACGCTGCATTCCCTTAGCCCGCATCTGCTCTCGCAGAGACGGACTTAGGAACATCTTCTCAATCTCTGCCGCGATTGACTCAGGGCTGAGATTCGCGTATCGGCTATGGCTCTTGTTAACTACCCAGTCATATGGCTCTATTAGAATCCCAGCGTCACCTATCACTTCAGCGCCAGCGCCGTAGTTTGTGTGTGCGACAGGAAGACCACATGCCATTGCCTCAACAATCGGGAGACCGAATCCCTCGACCTGCGAAGGCAGCACGAAGCAGTCAGCCATGTTGTAAAGATCAACAAGACCAGGATAGTTATGGGAAGTAAGTGCAACTGCGTCATTGTGCTTGGCGTGCTTTCCAGAAAAGAGCACGTTATTCACGATGTCGAGTTGGTGAGCAAGCTGAGGGAGATCGTGTCCACCAAGATGGTAGTTGTCAAACGGCACGGTGTGCGCGTAGAGCACCACTTGCGGGTGCTTAGAAGCTACAATCTTGATCGCCTCGAATAGCCGAGGCCACTGCTTACGCTCAACGTTTTGAGCAACATTCATAACAACAAACTTGTCGTCCCAGCCTACGGACTCCCGAAGGAATCGTCGGTGTTCTGGCTCATACTGGTAGAAGTCATCAGAAACTCCATGGTATGCCATCGTTGACTCAAGTCCATTGCGCTTGAGTTCATCTACGCCATACTGCGAGCATGTAATGATTTTTAAGTTCGGTGTCTGCTGTAGCACCTGAACCCAGTTGTAGTTCATTGGAGCACCCTCAATCGGCATGTAAACCGTAATCGGGTACTTAATCAGATCTCGGCGTAGTAGCCACATGACTACCGTCGCTGGATCTGCAATGATGTGTACTGCATCAATCTTATGCCTTTTAAGCGTGACTGATACATTCTTCCAGCCAATCGCATCTTTCAGCATTGACTCAATCGGATAGTAGTGATGACCTTTTCCAAGATCACGCTTCTGCGTGTCCTGACCTCCAATGACCACCAACTGATGACCGACAGACTTCAAGTGCTCTACAGCAACTGAGTTTACGATTCCAAAACCAGTCTTTAAAAATGGTGAATCACCGAGCATGAGGATCTTCATGCTACTTCATACCCGTTCATTCGCATCCGATTAACCCAATGGGTATTCTCAGCTGGAATGTAGGCGACTCCATCTACTACTTCGACCTCTCCGTCATAGAAAGTTTCAAGACAGTTAACTTTTGCCCAGTTTTCTGGAGCAACCATCTTAATAAAACCTTCTCGGTCCTGTGTCGGACTCTTGTCAAGATCTCCTGTAATAAACTCAATACTAGTTTTCTTAGCCTTTGGCATCATGTGCCTCCTTCTATATGGTGTGGTAGGGGGATGGATTTCTCCACCCCCCTAGCAGCACCTAGTTCACGCTAAAAAATTAGATCGTGAAGTTCTTGAGGCGCACTGGGCGACCCTCAAGAGCGAAGCCGAAGTACCCCTTAATGTAGAAGTCTTCAGCATCCTTCGTCTTAGCAAGCATCTCCATCGTGAAGTCCTGGTTCACGATAAGCTTCGCGTCAGCACGTCGGAAGACGAGAATCTCGTTCTCCTCGTAGTGGTCATCCGTGACGATCGGCACGCCGTCGTACGAAAGGACGCGGAAGCCAGCGCCAACCTCAACTCGGTCGAGGAAGCGCTGCTGACCCTGAAGCAGGGCGCTAATCTTACGACGAACTGCGCGGCTCGTCATGATAACGTCGCCTTCGCCCTTCGTGTCGTCAAGAGCCTTGTCAAGCATCGCAAGGGTAAGAGCGGCAGCCGAAGCGTCCGTCGTACCACCTTCGTTGCCTGGGGTAGAGGTATTGATCTGGTGCTTGATACCAACGATACCAGCATTGGTATCTTCGGTGCCGTCGCCTACGCAAATCGCCGTGGCGAGTCGCTCAGCAATCACGCTCGAGTGAACGCGAATCTCTTCCTGCAGCGCGTTGACAACGCCACCAGCAGCCGCGATAAGCGGACCAGTGACTTCACCACGGGTGTACAGGTACTTGACGGTCTTTGCAACCTTGGCGTACGTCGAATCCGACGCAGCTGGAAGCGAACCACCATCAGTGCTGAAGGCGGCGGTTGGGAGCGCGGTGCGCTTGCGGATCCAGTAGGTCTGGGTCGGCCAGTTGACGCGGGTCACAACGCTAAGAACAGGTGTAGCCTTAGTAACGTAATCGCGGATTACAGGATCAACAACCTCTGGGAGGAGGTATGCACCTGAAGACGCAACTGACGTGCTAAGAGCTCGCTCAATGTCAGCCATTGAAAGTCTCCTTAATTATTATTACTTGTAGATATTACCGAGAGCGTACTTCAACTTATCCTCATTGCTCATTGAGCCGAGGTCTGGAAGTCCAGTCTCAAACTTTTCGCGGACAACGGCAGCAGGCAACTTGCCAGCAGGAAGCTCTTCGAGCTTCTTGATGTATTCAGCCTGCTTTTCGACTGTCTCGCGGAGGACTGCCGTGCTCTCGTCAACCTTAGAGGTGACAAAGGCGGTAATAGCCTCAGCGAGGTCGCGGCGAACCGAAACCCCATTAAAGTCCACGTTTTCATCTGCAGGAGCATCTTCAGTCTTAGCGACTGGTGCTTCCTCTGCAGCCTGCGGTGCGTCGGGCTCAAATACCCCGAGCGTTTCGAGTTGCCCCTTGAGTGCGTTAAACGCGTCGACGAGCTTCTGCGCATCGCGCTTGGCGATTCTTGCGCGCTCGACTTCGCCGTTCTCCTCTGCGGGAGCAGCAGCTTCAACAGCTGGTGCCTCCTCAACAGGAGCGGCTGATGCGTCAACAACGGGGGCTTCGGTCTGCTCGGTCACCTGAGCGGCAACGGGTTCCGCAGACTCATTTGCTACGACGTTATCAACCACTTCGGTTGCGTCGCTCTTAACGAGCTCTTCTGCCATATTTTCTCCAATCTCCTCGCCCTCAATAGAGCGAGCGAGTACAGTGCCGAACGACGGTACCCACGAGGGGCGCGTCGTGTTACTAATTTCCTTCAACTTAATCTTGAGGAATCGGATAACCTTTTCTCCAGAGGAGGGGTCATCAATCATGCGGTACTGGACACCATCTCCAGCGATCGACATCCCATACTTTTTACCTTGCTTAATTCGGCTATGTAGATACGCCGCTGCAGGGTTATCTGGGTGTAGGCGAACTTTGATGTTCAACCTATAGTCGCTAGAAACAGAGCCATCCACAACTTCTCCAAGTTCGCGGAGGACACCATCTTTCATGTGATGGTCTAGGTAAGGTAGTGGATCACCATCGTTTGTGCGAGATACAATCTGATCCGCGAAGTCTTGAATCGCAGTGGGGTCCATCTCAGTCCCATGAGAATCTCGCTCGGGACCTGATGCCTGTCCATAGAGGAACAGTCCGCCATCCTGCTCTTCGGCACGATCGACTGGGATAGTGATTTTCCAGTTGTTAGTTGTCATTTGTGGCTCCTCAGAGCGCATGCTCATAAGAGGATTGATCTTTGTGACATCAGACATTTTCTTGCCGATGCTCATTTCAGTTTCAATCCATCCCTCACCAGCTGGCTGATAAATCCTAATTGCCAGTGCTGGGTTTTCTGGACTTGCTGGGAGCGCAAAGTTTGAGTCTGGAAGACCATAAATGCCGTCAAGCATTACATGTTCTACCCGACCACTAGCGAGACCAGATGGTGAATACCAACTGACAAAATCGCCTTCTTTTACTTCTCCTGCCATTGCACGCTCTTTCTCATCGTCTTGGGACCTTTCGTCTTTAACGATGCTATTAGCCCACGATTGACCAGCGTCTCCGCCCCAAGCGTCCCAAGCAACTCGACCAGGAGAGGGGTATCCCTCTTCTCCTGAACTAAAGCCTGTAGCTTTCTTGTCAACTTCGTGTCGAGCGAAGAACGATTTCATTCGTCCAAGTGTTGCAACAGAGATCTCTGCTCCACGAGCAAGATCTGCTGCGCGTTTTCGACCTACGTCAGTAAAGCCGCTTCCAGCTTTTCCTTCTTCGATCCACTTCAGTGCACGCTTTGCAGCTGCCCGAACGCCCTCTGGAGGACTGTATGATTCTGCTCGTTCGATCTCAGACATCAGGGTCCTCCGCTACATCGTCAGTCGCATCTCCAACAGGTTCTGCTGGGGCTGGCGTGTTTGGCTGCGGAGCTCCACCAAGAAGCTGAGATACTGGCAAGATACCAGTTGAGGTTTGAATAAACGGCTCGTTTCCGTTCGGAATTGCAGCCAATCCTAGCTGGTTACGAATGTAGTTCAAGTCGTAGATTCCATGAGTTAGTGCATCAATATACAACTTCATCTGGGTCGCTTCGTCTCGAGTATCAACTTCACGATGTTCAAACATCACGTCATCAATACCAAACGTTGTGAGGATTAAGTTTTCATTAATGACTTCTTCAACAATACCTTGCAAGGGAGAGATTGTCTCCGTTCGATAGGTCTTGTCATTCTCAGCACTCTGTGAGCGGTTTGCGCTTTCAGAGGTTCCGCCGAGCTTGGTGTATGGTAGGTCGAAGACCGCAAGGATCTCCATCGTCAGTTGACGACGACCCTCGATAAACTGCATCTCTGCAGGTGAGGAAACGGACTTGCTGACTTCCACATCGCCCTCCAAAAGGAGCGGCTTGTGTGCGTTCGCAGCCGAAGTGTATTCCTTCTTAAGGAACTCTCGGTTGCGCTCGACCTCTTCCTTCGAGGCATTCTTCATGTTGAAGACAATGCCTGTCTGGGCTGAGTTAGCAAAGAATGATTCGTTGTAGGTTTGCGCGAAAAGATCTTGCGCGACGGTTGAGCCAAGCGACTCAAGCGGGCTTAGCCCGTAGAAGTCGTTGTCTGGGTCGGCGATCTTGAAGTGCAGGAACTCATCTGGCTCGTACTGAGTCTCGCGTCCATTCTTTGGATCACGGGTGATGTAGCTCATCACCTCACGGGTCTCAGTATCGATGACAAGGTTTACCTGCTGTGGCGCGATACGATAGAATCGGAACGGAACGCCATCACGCGCTGGGAGAATATACCAGAACGCATCACCGTAGATCAGAAGATCTTGGTAGGTCTGGCGCAGAAGTGAGATAATCTTTGACCGACGGAAAGTCAGGTCTATCTTCTGGGCGTTTGACTCGTTCAGCTCGTCTTTTGAATCAACGGGGGACAGCTGATAGCCAGTCGCAACGGCAGTGCGCGAAATCTTGTCAATAACAGCACGGACAATAGGGTGCTGCTTGTACATTCGCGTGTAAGTTGAGTGAGACTTAAATGGTGTCTCGCGGTTTTGATTCCCCTCGATCCGAGGTGGAGTCTGGGAACGGACTACGGGGATTCGCTCGATGTTAGCCACGGCTTTCCTCCTTGGTCTTCTTTGCAACAAGGATTACATCCTCATTGGGCCAGACAACGGTCATTGCGCATTTGCGACATGGACCGCTGACTCGACCTTCAATCTCTCGATAGAGATCCTTAAACTTGATGCGCAGTACTCCGTCCTCACCTTCGATACCGAAGAGTGAACCGCAGTGCGCGCACTTCACCGAATTCGGCATCCTGCACCTTCTGTCTATATGTGTTGGTGGACGGGGGGAGACCACGCGTCTCAACCGTTACCCTGCGCCCTTGCAATGCTCGGAGAGCAGCCCGTCACCATGCAAAGTTGATGGCAGGAGCCTTGCGACCCATACCGTAAATTGCGAGCATCGCCGACCAGAAATAGTCGTCGTGCCCATCAGAGCGAGCTTTGAACTGGTAGTTACCAGCCTCGGTCTTCTTGCGCTCAATGGCGTGGATCTCCGCGAGAAGCTCGCGCTTGCGAGGGAAGCGAACCTTGCCCATCTGCATGTCACCTTTGAACGTGGTTGCCCAGCGCTCTTTGTTGGAGTTCGTAAAGGTCACAGCCTCAACGATCCCGCCATGCTTAGAAACTAGCTGCTCCGCAATAACGCCACCAACGCCAGTAGCGTCAATGGTAACTCGGTTAGGTTTAATGTCTGCAATAAGTTTGTTGAAAAACTCAACTTGTTTGCTATAGTCATCCTGTGTCTCAAATGTCTTATGGATTGTGATGTTGCCAGTCTCGTCGTCAACAGTAGCCACAGTGACTACTGTTTTATCGATTTTCTTGGCGATGTCAATTCCGATAACGTAACTGAGATTAGGGTCGTAGTCTTTTTGGTTTAGTTCGTCGTCTACACAGTTAACAATCAAACCCCATGGGTAAAAGTTGACCGACTCATCCGCGAAGGAGCACTCGTACTCCTGTTGGAACGCGTCGAGACCCATGTTATTGTAAATTGACTTAATTGAATCCGTGCCCCAACGCTTCACGCGCTGGTCGGTATCAAAGTCTGGCGCAAGCGCCGTGCTCTCGGCTGGAGCGATGGACATAATGGAGCATTCCCACCAGGGCACAATGTGCACTGAGTATTCTGGGTAGCGAGCCCGATCGTTCGCCATCTCAAAGAAGAGACCGCTTTGTCCGAGAGGTGTAGATACAACGGTCAGCCGACCATCGCCTCGAGTGGTCGCGGGGATAGCAGCGTCGTAGAGCTTTCGAGCGTCTCGCACGAAGGCGAACTCGTCGAAATAGACATCTTTTTCGCCGCCACGGACCGCTGCAGAAGCGGGCTGGCTGATCATGTATGACGTATTGGGGTGGTCGTGAAGGCTGAACTCAAACTCTGCCGACGTGTATACGGGAGATTTGAATCCAGACTTATCTGGGATTGAGTAGTAAAATTGCTTGGCGTAATTGATCTTGTCTGACGCTTCCTTCTGATTGATGGAAACGTAGTTGACCTTCTTGCCAGCTGAGGTAGCAACACGGTGCAGACCCTCTCCTGAGATGATATAGGAAAAGCCGATCTGCCGCGACTTGGCGACAAGACGGAACTTACTCCGATCGTTCAGGAAGTTGATCTGGTATGGCTCCAGCTTCGTCGGCTCCCCCTTCGTCTGCGTGAGCAGTTCCAGGTACAGCGCTGGCGAAACCTTCAATAGACCCGCCAAATCCTCCTGCGAGAGTTGCGAGCCGAGCTTGGTCAATTCCTCTGGATTCAAAGACATTTTGTATAAACGTCACGGCATTCGGCGTATCTTCGCCCTTCTCATGTTTTTCCATTTGGAATCGCAACGCGAGAAGTTCTTTGATCGTGCTCGAGCGCTGTGTCGCCTCCTTCGTCAGCTGTCCACCCTCAATCTCTTGCGCCAGTTGTAGCAAGAGGGCTTTAAGCTGGAGGGTAAGGAAGATGTCCAGGTCTTTCTCAAGAACTGGCTTATCCGTACCCTCGAGCACGCCTGCGAGGTAGTTCCAGTCTGCCTGCGGGAGGAACCTGCCAACCTTGTCCTTGAGCTCGTTGAGCTGCTTAGTATCAAGCTTTGGCTTATTTCTTGCCCCAGAGGGTCGCCCACGACGGAGCTGCCCTTGGGTCTTGGAAACGATCGTCTCATCAGACATCTGGTGTCTCTTTTCTTGGTCGCTTGCGAAGCGGGCTTGGGTCCCGCTTGTATCGCCGCTTATAGTAGCGCACGGCTACTGGATAGTCACGGGCAACCCGTAAGTCCCAGCGTCGGCACTGAATCGGTGACATATACTGCTTATGCAGTCGGAACAGGTACTTCGCCCACCGCTTGGAATGTTCCGAGCGGGTAGCGACGTGGGCTAGTTCGTGGAGCGCGGTGTCGATATCGGCGGAGCAAAGGGTGAGCTTGTGTACCCAGTCCTCGGCGAACCCCGCGTCGCGGCACATCTGGTCAGCGTGGTAATGCAGGCTGACCTGGCGCAAAAAAATTTTATGGTCTGTGACCGCCCTCGCTATAATAAGTAGAGCTGGCTTATATCGCTTGAGATAATCCTTTGTCATGCCTTTCCCGCATACCACCTTAAATGGTAGACTGGAAAACCAATCTGGATGTCTCATAGATATACTCCCATATACTCATTAGCTGGGTTAACTGGGTTAGATTATCTTACTGGTAAGAAATTTACCCTTCACTCTATACGCGCTTTTTGAGGATATTTTGGTCTCATATAATAGTACCACTTATATTTTATAACATGTACCAGGTTAGCCTGGGTTATTTTCTTAGAGGAGGAGGGGTAGGAGCAGAGTTCCAGAGAGAGTTCCGCAGAGTTTCCCCACGGTCGACCTGGGTTAGATTAGGTGTCTTTGCGTCTACAACATAAGTTCTTACTTATATAATATTTCAGATTCTGTATATATTTCCTCTAGGTACTTAATAGGTGTCCGCACGCCTGTCGTGGAGCGGTGCGAAGGGGGTGCATATTCTGCTTTTTTTATGAATATTAAGCACGAAACCTGATGCATATTCACGAAAACGCGCATCTTGCATCTGAGGTATACTGATCGCATCAGGTCGGGTCTCCGATCTGCTGCAGTCCCCTGCTGCTCTTATCAGGGGAGGAAGGAGACATGAACATGTCTCACAATAGGCTCACGGCGGAGATTATCCGTCAGGTATCAGCGGCGGTCGCTGCGCTCCATACTGGCAGCCTCAGAGGGTATGCCGATCGTGAGGATATGGCGCAGGATGCGCTCATGATTCTCGCAACGGATCCCGCTGCTACGGTCGCTGCAGCGGTGCGCGCTGCGTACAATGCGAACCGTGAGGAGAGGCTAGGGGATGGCGCAGCGGTGCGCTTCTCTTATCTTTCGCAAGCGGTGAGCGGGAAGGATGGCGAGATGACGGATCTTGGATCCGTGCTGGCCGATCAGGTCGCAGACAATGCGCACGCGGTGCGCGGTGCGGATGCGGAGCGCAGCGCACTGGTCGCAGCGGTGGCGGCGGTGCGCCACTCTCACACGGTCGCTGCACACGGTGCAGAACTGGCAGCGCGAGGCGCTGCAAACGGTGCGCGAGGCGTGGCGAACGATGCTGCGATTCTCGCCGAACTGGAAGCGGTGGGCGGTGCTCACTACGGGTACGCTGCGAAGGTCGCTGCGAACCTGCGCGCACGAGGGATCCGCACCACCGCCAACGCGGTGCGGGTAGCGGTGAATCGTGCGAAAGCACGCACCGAGGGCGGTGCACACTCTAGCCGAGACTAGCCGAAACGGACGGAGCGGGGATGGCATCCCGCTCCGCTCCGTCTCGCAGGGATTGTCTCCTGC